AGTCCATTATATGATGCTTCGTATGCAGCCCATCCAGCAACTCCACCAATAACAAGAGAAGAAAGAACTGCAGCAACCCCAGCAGGAATTCCAATTCCAGTCAGACCAGCAGCAAGTCCTCCTACTACCGCAGTTCCAGTTGCGACTGATGCTGCAGCAATACCAGCAAGAGTGGAAACTATGACGTTCAATCCAGTTTTCCAGTACCCTTCAGATATTAGTCCACCAGCTTCAAGCAGAGTTGGAATAAGCAATAATAATCCTATGAGACCAGAACCTTTTAGTGCTCTAGGAGTCCTTATTCTTGGAAGTCTAAACCCACCTTTAGGACCTCCACCAGTCACTGGTGGTCTAGTTCCAGGAAGTCTTGGTCTTGATTGTTGTCCACCACGACCTTGAGTGACTGGTGCTCCAGGAAGACGACGACCACCACCCTGAGTTACTCTTGGACGAGTACCAGGAAGTCTAAATCTAGGTCTTTGTCCACCACGACCTGTTGTTACACCTGGTTTACGTCCACCAGGTCTTCTTGCTTTATCAAGTCCACCAGGACCAAACCCATCCTCTCCTCTTGCTGCAAGAATAACTGACCCAATAATTAATGCATCAATTAATCCGGAGAGAGCACCAGAAAACTGATCAAATTGTTCTTGCTTGACTCCAAAGTTTTTTAGAAATCCTTGTGTTGCATCATAAGCTTTATATCCCCAATCAACAAAAGTAGCAAGTCCATCAACAAGTTTAATTCCAATATCAGATACAAATTCAATTACACTTTGAATTCCCTTTACAAGTCCAACCAACTTTGGCAGATGGTTTAGCATTTTATTTGCAAAAAATGCAAGAATAACACTACCAATAAATCTCTTCAACCATCCAAACATTCCAAGTTTAGGAACCTTTGGTATCTTTATATTTTTCTTTCCAGGATCCTTTCCTTTTTCAAGATCTTTTTCCTGTTCGTTTCTATCTTCTTTCTGTGCTTTTTTTCTATCTTTTATAGTCTTTGTTTTCTCACGAATCAACTTCGTTGTAATCATAGATTCTATTTCTAGAACTTTTACACTGATAAGTTGAAGATAATTACTTTTTGATCCTACTGTTTTCTTAGAATTAGAAATTTTAGCAGCAGGAATCATAGATGTCTTTGGTCTTACTGCAAGACTGCTACTCTTTTTTGCTCCCGTTAGTGCTAACATATCTTATCCCTTTATGTGAAAGGTATTGGAATACCTAAGATCCTAAACTTTGCTTGACTACCATTGCCAGGGTTGACAGCATTAACATCATCACTTGGTCTACCCTTACCAGATGTTCCTGCACCAAATGAACCATCTCTTCCAGATCCAGTATTTGCAACCACAACTTTTGGTGCTGGTCTTGGTGGTGGTGCTGGAATAGATACGTTTGGTTTATTAGAAGATAGTTTTGCTTTCTTAGCATCTACGGCAGCTTGATAACTCTCATAGGTCTTCCCATCTGTGCTAGAAAAATATTTACCTTTTGATTTTGCATATGCTTGAGCATTCAGGAGTTGTGCTGGAGTGAGTTTCTTATCCTCAGTATTTTTTTTAGTATTTTTTGGAAAAAGTTTTCTGAAAAAACTATCACTTGAAGCACCTTCTATTGGACCCTTAATCACATTTCTTGTTTTTCCAAACATCAAATTCATGGCAAGACCTCTAGAAAAAGAAGATGCCTGTCCAATAATAGGAATACTTTCTGCCGCATTTAATATGCTATCCAAAATTGCCTCTGGACGCATATTACCTCCAATTTTAACATCAGTTATCATTGGAGCAGCTGCAGGATTCAAACTATACATTGCTTCTGCAATATCTTGCTTACCCCAGGCACCAAGACTACCCTTATATGGAGGACGTGGATCAAGTTTCTTTCTAACAGATAGGTTTGGATCCTGCTTATCCAACCAAGCATGTTTTTCCTCTTCTGAAAGTTTCTTCCAGTTCATCAAACTAATAGGATCTTTTACGATCGGGAAGTCATATGGTTCCTTTTCAATCTTGAATCCACCATCTCCAGTATCAGAAGCCCAAACAGCACCCATGGTTTTTTGTGCTGCTGCAGCAGTTGGACTCAACTTACCATCAACTTGAAAGTCTGCATATTGAACATCAACTTGTCCAGCATTATACTTGTCAAGTCTACTCCTACTGATTCTTAACGTGTTCTTAGCATTTCTCTCCTGTTCTTTTGTAATACCTGGGGTATTCAATATATTTTGTTGCTGACGGATTACACTTTCAACACCTGCTTTTCTTTTCTCCATTTTTGATTTTGCAACTTCATATGCTCTAGCATACTCATCTTTTGTTTGTTTACTCAAATCTGCCTCAGTAATTGCTCCACCAGATCCACCAAATTGAGATTTTAAATATAAAGACCCATAATCTATCGTCGATGGTGCTGCTTTAATCATTGGACGCGCTGCTTCAATCATTGGACGCGCTGCTTCAACTAATTCAGAACCTTTTTTAGCCACAGCATCTCCTGTGGACATAATACGATCAATTACTGATGGTGAATTATTTGATTTATTATTAGAATTAGAATTATTATCGCGATCTCGATCTAATGTTAATTTAATTACTTTAACAAGTTCGTTAATAGCTCTAACCAAATAAACATCAGATTTGGATGATCTTCCTTCAAACCCGGCAAGTATTTCTGGAAGATTTGGTTTTAAATTTCTATCAGGTGCTCTTTCTCTATCACCCATATACCCACCATTTTTGGCAAAGACTGTGCCATTCATGATCTTAGGTACATTTGTTCCGCCACCAGAAGCGTTCATTGCTTCCAGTTGACTGACACCATACTTCTGTACAGCACCACGAGACATGACAAACTCACCATCAGTGAGCATCGCAGGAACTTTATCAATACCACCTGGTCCACTTACTTCACCAGGATTTTCAACATATGATCCACCCTCATAACCAAGAATATTATTTGTTGGCGCAAGTAAATTAAGATTAACTCCACCACCACCATTAAATTTAAATATTGGTTGTACTAATCCACCGCCCCGATATCCTTTTGTAGGAATATCTTTATCAATGCCTGCACTCTCGTCCGGACCTAACCCCTTCGTAAAGGAATCTTCTAGTGCTTTAAATGCAATGACAGTAGTAACTGCCTCGATACCACCAGAAATAAGTTTCCCTCTCTTACCAAAAAATCTAGAAAACTTTCCTAAAGCCCGAGAACCAAATAATCTGGCAAGTAATCCTGCTGTTGCTGCTGCTAATCTTACAGCACCCCTTGCCAAAAGTTTTACAATAAATCTAGAAAACTTTCCAAGTCCAGTGCCAAATATAATATAAGCAGATAATAATTTTGGCCAATTATCTCCCAAAAATCTAATAATAGATTTAATTTTACTTCTATTATCTGGATCAGAGAACCAATCAATAAATTTATTTAAAAATCTTGCAAGAAGAACAGCAGTAATGAATCCAAATATTTTATCAAGAAGACTTTTGATTGGTGCGATTACTTTTTGAGTTGTCTTTGCTAATCCTTTAAATGCTTTTTCTAATCCACTCTCTTGTAGTTTTCTTTTAGTTTTCTCTGTAGATTTTCTATCTTTTTCAGCATTCTTTTCTTCTAACTTATATTGCTCCCTCAACATGTCACTAATATTAGTGACCGATTTAAGAATCGATTCTAAAATATTTTTATCTTCATTAGATTTTATATTCTCAGCACTTATTTTAGTTTTTTTTACAGCAAGTGCTCCACCTTTACTGGTTCCGGGAAGTGCCTTAACAGAAGATGTTTTCTTTTTAAATGAGTTTGCTGATATTTTTGTCTTTCTTGATTTAAATGTTGGGTCTGCTGCCTTTCTTTTCTTTCTTACTTTTAATATTTCTTTTTGAAGAATACGAATACGTGGATCTGATGCACTCTTTATTGTCAATGCATTTGTTGCTTCCATCAAGGCACTAAGATAATCCTCTTCATCAGAGAGATTGTCTAGGTCTATGCCCATCTCTAAGAGTATTTCTAATGGATCTGTAGTAGTCCTAGGTGCCATTCGATTGTTGTTGTTTTAATTTCTCTTCTTCAAGATGATTTTGAAGTAATGCTACATAAACATCCCTTTCCCAGGGAATCATATTTTCGATCTCAGTTAATGAGTATTTATGATACTGCATCAAGGAAAAATTAAGAGTATAATAAGCCTCCACACTCATATGAGTGAGGCTTATGCGAAAAAACTTGCTAGTCCTTCCAATACAACTTCACTTTCAACTTTTGTATTTGGATTTGTCACTTTAATTTTATGCGACAACTTCGGCATAGTCTCAAAGAATGTTTCAATACCCTTGAACTGGGAAGAATTCATCGACTCAAGAAATTCATTCACTTCTTTTTTAGAACAATCTGCAATTGCCCATACTTCCTCTCCACTACAAATTGAATCAATACAAGATGCAATCAATTCAAATGATTGATCCATTGCATTTTTATCATTAAGATTAAAATTACTCTTAATGAATTGATCTAGTGATGGATACTTCATCACCATCATAATATCATCATCAATTTTTATTTGGTTGTTGTGATTGTCATCCTTTTGTACTTTAATTTCATCAATATCAATCTTAACTTCTACCTGAGTTTCTTCATCATCAGGGCAAATAATATTTACTTCAATATTTTCACCAACAGATTTTCCTCTGATGTTAAGAAACAAATATTCAATATCAAAAGTAGGTAGTGCTTCTACTTTAATACCTTTCGACTGGATGCAATTTTTAATAACCGCTTTAATTGCATTCGTGATCTGTTTTGTATCTTCACTTTCCAGTGCAAGTACAAGAACCTTCTCCTCCTTTACAAGAAAAGGTCTATATTTAACTGTCTCTCCTGTTGATGGCAATTCAAGTTCATAAGTTGGTGTAGCAATCTTTGGTAATGGCATGATGTCTTATAGTTTTATTTCAGTGCAAATATTTATGCTGAAGTTGAGGAGAAAAAATTTAAGTTTTGCAAAGTATTATCAAGGAAATTTTGAGATAAAGATTTGATTTGTGTGTCTAACCTTTGAATTGGATTTGTAGATGCTGGTAAACTCTCTGATGCTTTCTTCATAGTAACAACATATCTAATGTAACTCATAGACACCGTACATTTTAAAAGACTCGATGCCTCATATGAAACTGGCATCGATGCAATAGAAAGTGGAAATGCTCTTACAAAATTATACTCTAGAACACTTCCTGTTGCTCTATTATATCCACCTCGACTTGAACTTTTATAAGTATCTCTTTCAAATTTAATAACTTTCAATCCCTGATCAGCAGTATAATCATCTGGATAATTCATTCTATAAAAATAATTGTTATTCATCAACTCATTCCTACTCGCCTCAACAAAATTAGTTGTAGTTGCTCCACTAGTGATAAAATCCATCCAGGTTTCAAAAAATTTAATTGGAAGATAATTTCCGACATCAACATAAAAAGTTAAGTCAATTCTGTCATCAAACATTCTACGGTGGACATGTCTTTCAGTAACACCAGTCCTATCATTATTAACTTCAAAGGTTGCAAGACTTGAACCAGGAAGAACTGCCTCAGAACACAGAAGATTCATAGTGTCTTGATCCCTTGTTGGCCAAGAAACTCCATTCTCCTGTAATTTTTGTTTGAATACCTCTGTTGATCCATTAGCACCAGGCACTGGAATCTCAACATAAAAATGTGAGGTAAGAGAAGGTCTTAATAATGTTGATGTTATGTCTGAGACTGACTTTATGCTAGGCATTTATAAATATTTTAACCTTATATATTATGTATGGCAGAAAGTATCAAGAGTAAATACAAACCATCATTTCCTAAGAAATATAAAGGAAATCCTAACAATATTATATGTCGTAGTAGTTGGGAGAGAAAGTTTTGTCACTACTGTGATTTAAATGAGAACATTCTTGAGTGGGGTAGTGAAGAATTTTACATACCATACATCTCACCAATAGATAAAAGAGTCCATCGTTACTTTCCAGACTTTATTATCAAAGTGCAGGAAAGTACAGGACAAATTAAAACCTATGTGATTGAGGTAAAACCAAAAAGACAAACTATAGAACCTAAGAAAAGGTCAAGAGTTACTAAGTCATACATCTATGAGTGTAAGACCTATGCAGTCAATCAAGCAAAGTGGAAGGCTGCAACTGAATTTTGTGAAGACAGAAGAATTAATTTTAAGATCATCACAGAAGACGAACTCGGAATCAAATGAACCGTATCGAACAACTCATTCCAGATCTCAATAATAAAACGAATGATCAAGAAGAGATGATGCTTGAGATCATGCAAGTGTTGAATGATACTGTTACACCCGTACCAGATGCAGGAAAGTTTTATACCTTTGTTTATAATGCAAAGACACCTCGCATAACCTATGATCAACATCCATTGATTGCCTGCACAGAAGTATTCCGTTGGGGATTTCGTGGAATAAACTTTCATCTAGGTAAGTATCGAAATTATACTTGGGAAGAAGTAGCAGGTCAACTTTATATTGTTGACTATGAAGAACTAGGAGACTTGCTTTCTATACCTTATGGACTTCGCAAAGATACTTACTAAATAGATAAAAAAGTGGTGCGTAATGGGAACATATGGAGGTCCTAATGATGAGAATACTATTAAATCGGATGAGGTTACTAAAGGAAAAACTTTATATCCTATAATAGATACTAAAACTGGAGTAGTAACTTGGTATGAGAGAAAAGGTTCTCTTGGTAAAGATATAAAACTTGGTACAAGAGAACCTGGTAAAAAATTTATACCTTATAAAGATGAATCTGCAGCGGGAGAGCAAGGGTTCAGTAATGTTTTTTCTGGTCAAGATGCAAAAGACTTTCTAAGTGATAAGAATCAAAAAGAACTACAGAATCGTGCAATACAAACTGCAAAAGATGGATGTATTGAAGTAGAGGGTAGTAATAAGGAAGCATGTGCTCAAATAGCAGAAGATATAATTACGAAAGGAGAAACAACAGTAACACCAGGTGCAACTGCAGATGAAATTGCAGGGACTAATTCTGAAGGCTTATCAGAAGCATTATCAAAAATAGAAGATATAGAAGGAACTGATAAAGGCATAAGTAAAGAATTGAGATATCCTCTTGATATGGCACAAAATCAGGATGTAATTAAATTTTCAATGGTAAAATATAAAGTTAAAGGTCTAAATTCAGGATCTACATTTGGTACTGGAGAAAGATCTAAAGTAGGATCTGGTAATAGGCAAATTATTGCAACTGCTATCCTACCGGTTCCTGGACAAATTCAAGATACGAATAGTGCATCCTGGAGTGACGATAGTGCGAATGCAGGTCAATTAGCATTTGCTGGACTTGGAAAGCAAGCAGCTGAGGGTACAAGTGTTGGAGAACTATTTCAAGGATTCGCTGATAAGGTTGTTGGAAATAGTGAAGTAGTGAAAAAAGCACTTACAGATACAATTGTAGGTGGTGCTACAGGGGTCAACATATTAGGAAGAACGGGTGGAGTAATTATTAACCCAAACCTTGAACTCTTATTCAGTAAACCAGCCCTTAGAGAATTTAGTCTTAGTTTTAGACTCTCTGCAAGAAGTAAGAAAGAGGGTTTAGAAGTTATAAAAATTATAAGATTTTTCAAACAAGGAATGGCACCAATTAGAGAAGCATCTAACTTGTTTCTTAAGGCACCAAATACATTCCAAGTTCAGTATCTTCTTAGAGGTAAGAATAGTGAAGAGCATCCTTTCATAGGAAGAATGAAAGAGTGTGCCCTAACTAGTGTTAATACAAACTATACACCAGAGAATAATTATGCTACTTATGAAGATGGTCTCATGGTATCATATCAAATTA